AGTTGTCGCCGAGGTTGCGGACCGCCTGCTCCAGCCGGGCCGTCGCCTGCTCGTCTTCCGCCGCCGCCTTCGCGGCGTCCATCAGGAAGCCGGGCGCCTTCAGGAGCCCCTGGCCGACGACGAAGCCAGCGGCGACCGAGGCGGCCCTCGAGAAGGCGCCGTCCAGCCCTTTGACCTTCGCCTCCAGCCCGCCGGCGCTCTGGCCAAGCTGCTGCATGGCGTCCTGCGCCGGCTTCGGGTTCCCCAGGAAGACGATCTCCAGCTTCCGTTCAGCCATTGCCCTTCTTCAGCGCTTTCGCGTACTCCTCCAGGTAGCGCCGCATGACGAGGAACTCGTCCAGGTGCAGCGCCCAGAACTCGGCCGGCGTCAGGCCGAAGACGTGGCAGAACTCGGGGAGGGCTCCGAGCCAGCGCCGGCGCCGGCCGCGATGGGGACCAGGCTGGCCAGCTCGCTCACCTTCACGCGGCGCGCATCCTCAAGCGTCAGCGACGGGTCCTGCCGCCGCTTGACCAACCAGACGAAGGCGCGCACGGCTCTGAGCGTTGGTTGCCAGCCGTCGGTGAGCGCGAGCGGGTCGATGCCGGTCGCCTCGGCGAAGTCCTCAAGCTCGCCCAGGTCCAGCTCGTTGATGTCGAAGACGAACGCCATCCGTTCCTCCGGGCGCCTGTCCGGCGCCCCTGAGGCCAGCCCTAACAAACTGACCGGTGCCGAACAACTCTTCTCTTGGGGGATGGCCCCGCTACCGTGAGCGAAGCACAATGCGCGCGTGCACGTGCTGCCCGACCTGAGCCCGAAGTTGTGAAGTCCATGGCGGTTGCCCGACCGCGACCCGGGCCGAGTCTTCAGCGGCGACTGGCCCCTCACGGGCCAGGCAGTCTGTTGTCTGCACAAGAGGAGGCGGTCAATGATTCACACCCCCGCCGAACAGGCCAACATCGATGCCATACACCGGTTCATGGAGGCGGAGGCGATCCAGGACTGGGACACGGTCTATCAGTTCATCGCGCCGGATTGCGTGGCTTACGCCCCTGGGGGGGTAGTCACGCGCGGACACGATGCGATGCACGCGAGCGACGAGGCCATGTTCTCGCGGCTCGCATCGTGGCGGCGGGAGATCCTGGACATTGCCGCGGACGGGGACAAGCTCGTCTTTCGCTGGCGGGCGGAGTTTGTCCTCCACCCTTCGGGAAAGCGCGGGGCGTTCGAGGGCCTGGCCTGGACTCACTGGCTAAACGGTCAGATGACCGAGACGTGGTCGTACTTCGATAGCGCCGAAGTGCGGCGCCAGATGACTCCGGCGAAGGAGGCAACTCAGTGACCTAAGCGGTCCACGCCGAAGATGTCGTCGAAGATCTCGGCCCACTCCTCGGCCGCCGTCTTGAGCCGGCGCCGGACGGTGGGCCAGAGGAAGTAGCCCTCACGGCCGCGGTGCGGTGGGAACTGGCGCGTGCGCGGCCGGGAGCCGCCCCCGAACTCCTGCCCGTAGAACTCGGGCACCCGGGCGCCGCCGGCGGTCACGCGCGCCTCGCGGCCGGAGGCCTGCGGACGGATGGAGCCCTTCGAGCGCCTCGAAACCGATGGGCCAGCCTGGGAACGGGCCTCGTCCGCCAGGCCCTCGACCAGGCGCTTGTTGACCTGCTGGAGCTGACGCGCGAGCTCGGGGTCGGCGGCGCGCAATTCGCGTTGTAACTCCTTGAGGCCGCGCACCTCGGCCGCCAGCATCCGGTCCTTCGTCACCATCGCTACGCCGCCGTGTCCGTCGTGCGCTGCTCGATCGTGATCACCGGGGTCACGCCATCGGCCAGGGCCTTGAACGGCCGCGGCTGCATGACGATGTCCGGTCCCCCAACCTTGGGCGTCGAGCCGCGGTAGGCCACCTTCGGGATCGTGACGGTGAGCTTGAACGGGCCGCCGCCAGCGATGACGGTCGGACTGATAAAGGCGAGGACGAGTTGCGCCTGCGTGCCCGCAACCCAGTCGGCGTAGGCGCCGAGGTCCTCGAACTCGCACTCCAGCTCGCCATCGATCACCGCTTCGCCGTTGGCGAGCGGCTCGCGTTTCACATTGCCGAGGCCGCGCCGGTCGGTGGCGAGGGCGTTCGTGCCTTTCACGCTGGCCGACTTCACGAAGGTCGAGACGCCCCCAACAGTGAGCGCGCCCTCGGTGAAGACGAAGACCTCGGAGGCGGCCGGATAGCTGGCGACGGCAAGGGCGGTGCTGGTCTGCACGGTCTCGAAGTCGAAGGTGGTGGCGAGTTTGAGCGCCTCGTCGAGCGCGCATTTCAGCTGCCAGTCGACGACCTTCCCGCCCTCGTACGTGAACGGCCGGCTCACCCCCGTGATGTCCGGCTTGCCCACCTGGAGGGTGAGAGAGAGGCCCTTGAGGGCGTTGGCATCCGGGGTGATGACCGCGCTGCGTTCGGAGCCGGCCACGAGGGTGTTCGCGTAGCTCCCAAGGCAGTGCTTGAAGAGGAGGCCGAAGCCCTTCGTCTGGACGTCGAACTCGACCTGGCCGCCGGCGGCCTTGATATAGCGCTTCTCCCGGTCCGTTCGGAGGAAGCGGCCGGTGCCGAGGCCGCGGCTCTCGATCACGCCGACGTCGGCGTCGAGGCCCTCGCTGTTGAACTCCAGGAAGCGCGCGACGGCTGCCGCGGTGCCGTAGGCGGACTCCTCGCCGATGCCGAGTTGGGCGCCGAGGCCCGATGCGATCACCATGGCCTACTCCTTCCCCTTCGCCGGCTTGGGTTCGGGGACCGCCTCCCAGTTGCCGGCCTGCGCGAGCAGCCTTTCGCCAACCGCGTCCTGGACCTCGACGGGCTCGCCGCGCTTCACGGTCTCGATGGCCGAGACCTCCGGGACGATGACCTCGTCGAACAGCCCCACGTAGCGCACCTGCATTCCTTCCTCCTCAGCTCGGCAGCCGCTTCTCGACGGCCACCTGGAAGTCGATCCGGCAAACGCGGCCCTCGGGGTTGGCGCCCTCGGTCACCTCCGGCCGGCGGATGGCGCTCACGCGCGCGACGTTGGCCACCGTGGGGTCGGCTCGCAGGAACGCCTCCACCTCGGCGAAGAGGGCGAAGGCGCGGCCGCGGACCTCCCGGAAGACCGACTCGTCGCTGCCCGGCCGGATGACCCAGACCATCACGTCGACGGTGTAGCGCTCTTCCCGTGCCAGCTTCCCGAGCGCGGACCATTCCTGCTCCCCGTCCACATCGCCAAGCTGGACTGACTCCCGGGACGCGTCCTTGGAGGTCAGCGGAGCGCTCACGACCTGGACCCCGGCGAGTCCCGGACGGGCCAGCAGCCCGTCGACGAGGGCGTTCTTGAAGGCGTGGATCGAGCTCGTCGTCGTCATCAGGCGACCACCGGGACGCGCTCGGCGCGGTAGCGATGGAGGACCTCGTCGACCAGGGGAAGCCCGAAGTAGGAGCCGTTGCGCCCAGCCGTGGCGAGCGCGAAGGTCCCGAACTCCCCCGCCTGGCTGGTAGCGCGGTCATCGAGGGGGCTCTTCACAAGCTGGTCGCGGAGCAGGCGCAGCGCCGCCATGCGGATCTCGGCGGGCACCGGCTGGAGGCCGTGCTCGTACTCGACCTCGACGTTGCGGCGGCCGGCCGGGAACGTGCCGAGGGTCTCGCGATAGAGGAGCGAGGTCGGGTAGACGATCAGGTCCTCCAGCTCGGCCGCTGTGAAGGCCGTCCACGTCCCGGCGCTGCGCGTCCTGACGGTTCGGACCGCGAGCACGCGACCGTTGCCCACGCGGATCGACTCCGAGCCATCGCCGTCGAGCAGCTCGCGGGCGTAGCGCGCGCCGAAGGCCGTGCCGCAGATCTCGGCAAAGGCCTCGGCGATGCGGTCCCGGGCGGCGAGGATGGCGGCGTCTGGATAGCCCGTCGTGCTCGCCAGCGCGCTGCCGTCGAACGCACGTGCCTCGCCCAAGCTGAAGAGCACGTCGCCCACGACCCGGTGGTAGGTCGTCGCCGCCTGGGCTGCGCCGCCAACCGTGAACGTCCACATCGCCGTCAGGTCGTTGACCAGGGCCGTCTGAGCCGGCGTGAGCGAAAGCCGCAGCTTCCCCGACCCGGAGCCGACGATGGCCGCAGGCGTGGTCGCCACGAGGACCGCACCGGCGCCGTCGAGGATGGTCACCGCCGGCACCGGGCTCGGGTCTGGGTCGGTGGCAACGCCGTCCACGGACAGCGCGACCTCTAGCACGCCCGCCGTCCCGCGGAGGATGTCGGCCGAGCCGACGCGGTCGAGCGTCACTTGCTCACCCCTGTCAGCGCGAACGTGAACGAGGGCGTCGTGCCGGTGATCGTGGCGACGTAGCGGCACTCCTTGCCGAGGCCGGTGAAACGCTTCCGCTCTGAGGCGACGCCCGTCTTGGCAGCGAAGCTGCCTACAGTTGCGGGCGAGTCTGCGGCGCCCTCTCGCGTCTCAATCGAGACGGTCATGGAGGGCGTGGTGCCGCCTACAGCCGTGACGTCGAGGACGAGGTCGAGCGTGCTGACCTCCTCGGTGTTGAACCAGGCGCCCTGAAGCGTCGCCGTCTCCGGTGCGGAGGGGTGCAGGGCCAGGGATTCGCCGCGCACGAAGCGGCCGCGGGCGTCCGAGTAGCGCGCCATCAGTTCTCCTCCTCGGCCGCCGCCCTGGTGCGCCGCGGCTTCGCGGGCGTCTCGGCTGCGGGCTCGCTCAGCTCGGCCGGCACGAAGCCCCGCTCGGCGAAGCCGGGCACGTCCTCGGCCATGACCTGGACGGTTCGTCCGTCAGGCGCGGTCATCACGACCCGCTCCGGCTGCGGGTCCGGTGACCGCTGGCCCTGATCGCCGAAGGCAACGAAGTCCTTGCTCCCGGTGACGTCACTCATCGCTTAGAACCCCGTGATCGTGCAGAAGGCGGCCGGGCGCGGAACGGCGAAGCCGGCGCGCATGGAAGCGAGCAGGGCGACGATCCCGCGGATGAACCAGTCGCTGTGCGCGTCCGTCATCGACATCGAGACGCCTTCGCGGATCCAGAGGCTGGCGCCGCGACGGTAGGCGCCAGCGAGCGGCGTCCCGTCCGTGAAGGCGACGTTGGAGACCATCGGCACGCCCCAGACCTGGTCGCCTCCGGCCTGCGATGGCGGGCCGAAGAGGTAGGCGCCATTGGCGTCCTTCTCCAGGCGCAGGTCCTGGGCGTCGTTCGGGTGAAGGCCCAGCGAGTCGGGCTGAAGGTTGGCGATGCGGATCAAGGTGAACGACTTGTGCACCGCGTCAGGCCGGCTGTCCGTCCCCTTCGCCTGCGTGCTGATGCCGGAGGTGTTGTAGATCCCGCGCAAGTTGGGGGCGGTGCCGTTCCCGCTCAGGAGCTGGCCGTCGAGGCGCTCCAGGACGCCCTCCACCAGCTCACTCTCGATGATGGCGCGCACCTGGCCGGCGTCGGCGATGGCGCGCTTCGTCGCCGGAATGAAGTGCTTGATCTCCTGGACCAGCACCTGCCGCACTGCGAACGCGACACCGCTCTCGGGCGCCGCCCCATCGGCGGAACTGGTGGCTTCGGCCACCTCGGCCGCGTTGTTCGTGCGCGAGGTCTGCTCGACGTACTCGATCATGTCGCTGTCGGTGTCGCCGACGTTGACGAGGCCGGCGACCACGCGCGGCCGGCGGAGCAGCTCCAGCAGCTCGGTCTGGCGGTCGGCGAGGATGAAGGCGCCAGCCTGGGTGTCCGCGAGACCGGTGATGAGCGTCTTGAACTCGGTCCGCTCCAGGACCTTGACCGGTGCCGTTGCGACGCGGGCGTCGCTCATCTCCAGGATGCCGCTGCCCTTGAGCTGCTTGTAGCCCTCGGAGGCGAGCAGGCGGTCCGCCGCGCGACCGCGCGTGGCGAAGGCGACGGGAGCGCCGTCCTTGCGCTCGGGGTCGCCGGCGAGTGGCCGCTTCGGCTCGCCCACCGGCGCCTTGCCACTGATGCCTTCGATCTCCAGGAGGCGGTTGAGCTTCGCCTCGATCTGGGCGGCCTCATCGGCAAGGACGGAGTAGCCCTTGTAAGCCGTGTCCACCTTCTCGAAGTGATCGCCCTCGGTCGGGTCGACGCCGCCGGCGATCATCCCGTCCTTCAGCTTCTCCGCCTCGGCGAAGGCGACGGCAGCCTTGGCATTGGTGTCGCGCAGGGCCGTGCGCAGGTTGTCGATCGAGATGGTCATGCTCATGGCTGCCTCCTACCGTTCGGCGCCGTTGGCGGCGGCGAGGGACTGGATTTCGCCGGCCAGGTCGTGGATGTCGTTGAGCCGCCCGAGGTCGGCGTTGGCGTTGCGGGCGCCGGCCTTGAGGGCGGCGTCCCAGCGGGCACGCAGGTGTGCGGCCGATTTCGCGTTCAGGGAGCGGACGACGGCCTGCGGGTCGAGCGCTGTCGGGGCGGCTGCGACCCGCTGCGACTTCGCGCCGATCAGCTCGGTATCCGGATGGCGGCCGACCAGCACGGGGCCGATCTCAAACAGCTCCAGCCGCTTCAGGTGGCGGACGTACTGGCCGTTCTGCGCCTTCTCGTCGCTCCACTCCTTCGCCTCGAAGGCGAACGAGAATTCCCGCACGACGGGCGGCGTGGCCGTCATGCCGGTGTGAATGGAGCGGGCGTACTGGCCGCTGATGCCGTCGTCGTCGAGGAAGAGCCGCGCCTTGACGCGGAGCCCCTTGGAGTCCTCGACCGCCTGGAGCGCCTGGCCTACGGGCGGGATGGTCCAGACGTGCGACCAAACGACGGGCGGGAGCCCCTTCTCCTGGAGGGTCTGCGTGAAGGCGCCGGGCTCGATGACGTCCGCGTCGCCGAAGAAGTCGGGGCGGTCGGGCGTGCCGAAGATGGCGACGTACGCTTCGAAGGTGCCGGTCGGCTCGCCCTCGCCCAGCAGCTTGTACTCAGTGGGGCAGTGCGCGACGCCGTGAAGGTCGGACTTCCACTCGATGCGCACCCGGCTGCCCCTTCCCCGGCCAAACAAAACGGGCCGAAGCTAATCGCTCCGGCCCGCGTGGGGCTCCGGCGTCGGCGCGCTGGGGCGCTCTGCCAACGAACCTAACGGGTGGAATTGAGGCAGCGCAAGGTCTCGCGCTTCATCGTCGCGCGAGAGGGTGGTCGGCGTTACCGGCTCGTTGAGATCGCAGCCTGGGGCGTCGCCGGGTAAACTTGTCCGACCCGATTGCCTTCCGACCAAGTGCTGCGGGCCGAGAGATGATGCGTCATGCCACAAATGAAGGCCCTGAAATTTCGAGTTCAAAACTTCCGCAACATCGAAGACAGTGGCTGGGTCAATCTCGAGTCGGTTACCGCTCTAGTCGGACGCAACGAGTCCGGTAAGACGGCGCTTCTGAAGGCCCTCCACAAGTTCAATCCGGCCACGGATGAACCGTACGATCCGCTCAAGGAGTTTCCGAGGGATCGACTTCGGAGCGAGTACCAGGACGGCCGGGATTGGCCTGTCTGCTCAGTGCTTTTCGAACTGGGAGACAAAGTGCGCGAACAACTCCGGGCGCTCGGGGATGGACCGGAGCCTCCGCGCACGGTGGAGGTCACCCGCTTCTACGACGGCAGCCTAGAGTACGCGTTTGAACCTGCCGTGGTTGACGCTCCCGTTTCACCCGCAACCGTGCTGGACGCGTTAGCGGCCTTTGCGACTTCCGCGAGGCGGCTGCGCCCGATAGATGGATATGACGAAGAGGCGCTCGCTCCACTTCGTGGGCAGTATGCAAACTGGGCCGACGAGCGGCGAGCTGCTCTCCTCCCGTTCGAGGATTCCAGATCGCCCGAGGCGATGGCCGAGCTCCAACAGGTGGTCACAGACGCCAACAACTTCTCAAACCCTCTGACGGCCGAGATGGTCGAGAGCGTAACGCAGGCTGCAGGGGCAGTGCTCGCCGCTGCGAAGATTCCGCCCGTCGACGACCGCGCCTGGGAAATTGTGAAGGCCGGCCTCCCGGTTTTTATCTATTTCGAGAACTATGGTGTGTTGGACAGTGCGGTGTATCTGCCGAGGCTGCTTGAAGACATGAAGGTCAACCCTCGTGATGAGAGGGTGCGGACGGTCAACGCGATGTTCAAACACGTCAAGTTGCCAGCGGAAGAGATCTTCGACTTGGGCCGCGAAGAGGTTACCGAGGCACAGGCGAAGGGAAGCGAACCCACGGCTGAGATGTTGGAGCGCGATCGCCAGCGCAAGGACAGGAGGGCGATCTACCTAAATGCTGCGTCGCTCGACATCACCAAACGGTTCGCTGCATGGTGGCAGCAGCGCCGTCACAAGATCTCCTATCAAGCAGATGGCCCCTACTTCCGTATCTGGGTGTCAGATGACAGGCGTCCAGACGTTGACCTTGAACTGGAGTCCCGGAGCAAGGGATTTCAATGGTTCTTCTCATTCTACCTTGTGTTTCTAGTCGAATCGGAGGAAGGGCATAAGGACGCGATCCTTCTCCTCGATGAGCCAGGGCTCCACCTTCACCCAACAGCTCAACAGGAACTTATTGGGTTCTTCGAGACGCTCTCGGCCACTAATCCGATCGTCTACAGCACACATTCCCCGTTTCTTATAGACCCGCAGAGAATCCACCGTGTACGGCCAGTCGTGGAGTCGGAAACAGGCATATCACATATTTCGAATGACACGTGGCCAGCAGACAGGGACACGATATTCCCGCTCCAAGCCGCCGCTGGCTACCAGATGATGCAGGACCTTTTCAAGCATCGAAAGAACGTGCTCGTGGAGGGCCTGTCGGATTACCTGTACATCTACGCCTTTTCGCTAGCTCTCGTCGCCAAAGGAAAACCCGGACTGCCCGATGATGTCCATGTCGTGCCGTGCGGCGGAACGCAAATGGTCACGCAGATCGCGGCGCTGTTCCTGGGTGAGCAGCTCCGACCGGTAGTGATCTTGGACGCCGACAGCGCGGGTCGCGGCCGTCGGACCAGCTTGCTCAAGAATCTCTACGCCGGACGCGAACGGGCGATTATCGGAATCGACGAGGTCCTTGGCGTTACAACCGACTGTGAGTTCGAGGACCTTCTGGACGAGGCCAGCCTTCTCGGGGCTGTGAAGGAGCTTGTAGGTAGGTCCTTGAGCCTCGCCGCGGAGGACCGGAACGCCGGGACTCTGCCGGATCAAATCGCGCATGCTGCGACGAGGAAGGGTGTCGTGCTGCCGGACGGATGGCGAGCCGACGCAGCGAGGCGGATCGTGGCTACGTGGGCCGCAAACCCGTCGAGAATCCCTGAAAGCGTGCTCCAGCGAGCCGAGACCTTGATAAACATGGTTAAGGAACGCGCGGCTGAGACTGAAGTCTGACCGGTTCACGGAGAGCTCGCCCGATCGCCGATGAGTGGGGGGTTGGCACGCATTCCGGCGCTTGCACCGCGGGCACCGGAACACCACGGTCCCGTCCGCCTCGCAGATGAGCTTGCCGCACGACTCGCACCGGATCGGCCGCAGTCCCTCCGTCGTCATCGTTCGTCTCTCGCCGCCTTTGTCGCCTGCAACCTCGCCAGCCGCTCCTCCATCGCCACGGCGCCCTCGCCGATGGGCATCATGTTCAGCGGCATCCAGAGCATGTCCGCGCGTGGGTCGTCGACGCGGTCGCGGTTCTCCAGGGCGCGCTTCTCGTTCGGCGTCAGGAAGTCTGCTGCCTTCAGCGCCTCGAAGCGTTCCTTGGGGTTGCCCTTCAAGACCTCGTTCAGGTCGAACTCAACGTACTGGCCGGCGAGGAGGGGCTCGGGGTCGATGAGCTGGGCCTGGAGCGTCTCCTCGATCATCGTCAGCCACGGCCCGAAGGTGTCCTGGTAGAGCATGATGTGCTGCTCGGTGATGTTGCTGAACGTCGCCCGGTCGAGGATGCCGACCACTGGCGGCGGCACGTCGTAGGCGGCCGCGCACTCCTCGCGGGTCAGCCTGCGCGTTTCGACCACCTGGGCATCGACGAGCGAATGGGACATCGGCTTCCAGTCGAGCCCGCCCTCCAGGACCGCCAGCTTGAAGGCGTTGTCCACGCCGCCGTGGAGCGTCGCCGTCTGCTCCTGCAGACGCTTCGCCGTGTCGGGCTTGAGCTGCTGGTCCGTGACGAGCACGCCGGACGGCCGGGCGCCATTGTCATAGGAGGCGGCCGTCAGCCGCTGGGCTGCGTCCTCGATCATCAGCGTCCGGCGCAGCGGCTCCATGGGCGAGAAGGCGACCAGGTCGTTTCCGGTTCCCCACCACTTGAAGTGCAGCACGTCCTCCGGCGCGAACGCGAGCCGCTGGCCCGCGGCCCCATGAAAGACGTAAGCCTCCACGGGGACCGATTTCCCGGGGACGACCTCCCAGAACCGAAAGGACGAGGTCCAGAGCTCGGTCGGCGGCTTGCCCGGCCCGGGCCGAACCTTCACGACCACCGCGTTCCCGTAGACGCAGATGTTGCCGACGATCGCCTGCTTCCAAGCGAAGGGCGGCTTGCCCGGCATCGGTCGCGCCAGGGAATCAGCCAGCCAGCCGTCCCGCTGCCGGAGCCGTTCGCCGTCGGCGCCGAGGGCGTAGGTCTTCAACGGCAGCCGGCCGATCCCTCGCGCGAGCTTGTTGATGACGACGTTCAGCCAGAGCTGCCCGCGGTACATCTGTTCGTAGGACTGCGAGGCGCTACCGACCAGGGGGAGCGTACCGAGGCCTGGCCGGAGGCCCGAGGTGGCCGTTTGCCCACCGAAGGGAAACCCCTTAAGCCCGATGCCGGCGGCCGCGTTCCTGAGGAGCGTCACTCGTCTCGCTCCAGGCCCTGGGCGATGAAGACCAGCGCGGCGCCGGCGAAGATCAGCGCGGCGGGTGGGTAGACCTGGTAGAGGCCGATGGCCGCGAGGCCGAACCCCAGGGCCTCGGCGGCAAGCGCCACGGCGGCGCGTAAGCGGTGCCCAACTCGTGTCATGACCCGAACCTAACACGCCCGCAGCGAACGTCGAGCCCCGCCGAACCGATAGCAGCCACGCTATCGCCAGCGATACCGTCTGTGCTATCCTTGGTTCGGGTGGCGAAGTGGCTCATCAGAACGTTCACAACGGACGCGGGCGGCAAGCCGGTCGACGACTGGATCCGCTCGCTGGACCCCGCCGCCCGGGCGGAACTGGCCTGGACCATCGAGCTCCTCAAGCGGCACGGGATCGAACTCGGGATGCCCTACGTCCGTTCACTCGGCGACGGCCTCTGGGAACTGCGGGCGCGGGAGGCGGACGGGATCTACCGGATTCTCTACTTTCACTGGAAGGGCCGGACATTCGGCTTGCTGCACGGATTCACCAAGAAGACTCAGGCCACGCCAAAGAGAGAACTCGACATGGCCAGGACGCGCCGCGCCCGGTGGCTCGGTCGACAGACTCAAGAGGGGAGAAAGCGCGATGGATGACTGGGACAAGCTGAAGGCCGAACTGCTCGAAGACCCGGCAACCCGTGCCGCCTACGAGGCGCGGCGTCCCGCCTACGAGCTAGCGAGCAAGCTGGTCGAGCTTCGGACGCGCCTTGGGCTCTCGCAGCGGCAGCTCGCCGCAAAGGCCCAGATGACACAACCCGAAATCGCGCGGTTGGAGTCGGCTGCGACCCAGCCCACGTGGGAGACGGTTTCCCGGGTGCTTGGCGCGGTCGGTGCTGAGGTCGACATCCGGGTCCGCGACGACCATGGGAAGCTGGTAAAGGTTTCGGTGCTGACGCATCCACCGGTAGCTGGTGTCCCGCGCACCTCCCGCCGCCGAGCTTCGCCAGCCGAAGCACAGCCAGCCTAGGGGCGGGCTTCTACCCCAGCACGAGGATCCTTGGCTCCGCAGCCGGCGCCCGCCCCCGCTCCTGGACGGCGATGTGCGCCGCCATGGCGGCCGCGACCGCCGCGTCCATTTTCTTCCGGCTGCGCCCCTTCGACAGACGCCAGCCGCCGCTGAACGCTTCCCGTGCGACGGCGCTCTCGATATGGCGAGTGAATGCGGCGTCGCCCTCGTGCTCAACGTTGCCCTGAACCACGAGCTCATAAAGCGACTGACTGGCCGGCACCATACGAGAGTCCGACTGCGGGACCTCCTCGACGGAGAGGCCGTCGGCTTCCAGGACCTGGCGCGTGCGCTCGAGGAAGCGCGGGTCGATACCGAAGTGGAAGTCGAAGTCGCGATCCAATTCACGCAGGTACTGCTCCACCTCCGCCAGCGGCAGAACCCAGTCCTGGACGGGTGCGCCGTTCATGCTGGTCGGCCGCTCCCAGATTCGCGCTCGCAGTCGCAGCCTCTCGCCGTGCCATTGGGCCAAGACGACCGCAGTCGAGTCCTCCTTCGTGGCCGCATCGACAGCGCCGTAGAGCGGAAGCTCGGGGTCAAACTCGAAGGACGGGACCGCACAGGCGTCCCAGGCGCCGGCCGGCAGCCATGTCTCCTCGGTCCGCGTCCAGCGGTTGAGGAAGTAACGCTCAAACTGCGCCTGCGGGACATTGGACACCTTGTCGGCGAGCTGGTCCCGGGTCACGAGCTCGCCGTAGGACGGGTTGGCCGCGCGCCACGTCTCCTCGTCGCGGTAGTCCGAGCCGGCGGGCGCCTGGAACCAGCGGAAGAGATAGCTCGGGTTCTTCTCCTCGCCGGCGAGGATGCGCTGACCCTTCTGGTACTCTCGGCCGCAAATCGTGTCCAGGTCGTGGCCGGCCGTGGTGATCTGGACGATCTGCGCCCGGCGCCGGCCGACGGTGCCGTTCGTCAGGATGGCCCAGTTCTCCAGGTTCCACTCATGCAGCTCGTCGACGACGAGGAACGAGATGTTCTTGCCGTCGAGCTTGCCCGCGGAGGCAGCGACGCGCTCCAGCCGCCCGGGCCGTCCCTTCGGCCGGATCTCCCAGCGATAGCGGTCCGTCGCGTCTCGTAGCGACGGCGACAGCTCGCAGATGAGCTTGGCAGCGTTGAAGACGAGGTCGGCCTGGCGATCGGAGGCGGCGGCGCAGACGGCCCAGGGATCAGCTTCATCGGGGTCGGCCATGAGGTGGTAGAGGGCGAGCGCGGC